CTTTTGATTGTTGATGAGGCTGCTTTTGTTCGAAACTTCGACACTATCTGGACCGGTCTATATCCTACACTTTCAACCGGTGGTCAGGCTATCGTTTTGTCGACTCCAAATGGAGTAGGTGGACAATATTATGACCTCTGGAGACAAGCCGAATCAGGGGAAAATGTATTCAACCCAATAAAGCTGCCTTGGGATGTACATCCAGATAGAGACGATGCTTGGTTTGCAGAAGAAACTAAAAATATGTCTAAAAAGCAAATCGCCCAAGAGTTGTTGTGCGATTTTCAAGCCTCTGGCGAGACTTTTCTTCAGGCAGAAGACATAGAGCATTTTAGACAGATGATAAAGGATCCGATTGAAAGATGGGGCCCTGATATGAATGCATGGATCTGGGATTATCCTTTATCTTCTAAAAAATATGTTATATCTGCCGATGTTTCCCGCGGAGATGCATCAGATTATTCAACGTTTCACGTAATAGACACAGAGCTGTCAACGGTTGCTTGCGAGTATAGAGGCAAATTGCCCCCTGATAAGTTCGCTCAGGTATTGGCTGAGGCTGGTAGAAGATATAATAATGCTACAATTTGCCCTGAAAGTAATTCTTATGGCTACGCTGTGATCATGAAACTAAGAGATCTAGACTACAAAAACATATACTTCGAAAACGAAAAAGACTATTACTCCTTTCTCTACGGTGGAGGCGATATATCTAAAGCAGGCTTCAGTACACAGCAAAAGTCTAGGAACATGATTTTGACCAAGTTAGAAGAAGTCTTAAGAACCAAGCAAATAAGAATATATTCTAGCAGATTTTATGAAGAAATGAAGACTTTCGTGTGGGAAGGCAAAAAAGCGCAAGCTAGAAAAGGTGCCAACGATGATTTGATCATGTGTTTAGCCATTGGAGTCTGGTTATATGACACAAATCCCCAGTATGCTAAACAAAGTGTCGATATTAACGCCGCAATGTTAGCTGGTTTTGGTGTTAACAGAACAGAAATAAGCGATACAGTATTAAAATCACCAGCAATTACCACCGACGGTAGTAATTATACAAAAGATGTTAGAAAAAGTTGGGATTCTAAGAATAGTCCCTTCAAAAATTTCGATTGGCTTCTCAAATAGAACCAAGGAATAGAAAATGGCAGAACAAAATTTATTTCAGAGACTAACTAAACTATTTTCATCGGGCCCTACTATTAAAAGAAGGGTCCGAAACTTCAGTAAGAACGATGCCAGTGCATCATCTGCAGTTGACTTATTTAAAAAAGCACATTCAGATGTATATAACTCAACTTTGAGCGCTTACGGTACTTTTGATAGGATGGCAAGATATTCTGACTTTGCAGAAATGGAAAGTACCCCAGAAATTGCCTCAGCGTTAGACATATATGCTGAAGAAACCGTGGCTCCTGATGCTTATGGTCGCAGTTTACACATTTATTCGGAAAATAGAAAAATCAAAGAGCTTCTCGAGACCCTATTTTATGATACCTTAAATATTGACTTTAACTTGGTCATGTGGGTGAGAAATTTGTGTAAATATGGAGACTTTTTCTTATTTAACGACGTATCTCCTGAATATGGGGTCATTAACGCCTATCCAATCTCTATCACTGAGATGGAAAGGGAGGAAGGCTTTGATGCAGATGATCCAAGTGCTGTGAGGTTTCGATGGATCACCCAAGGAAATCAAGCATTGGAGAATTGGCAAGTTTCTCATTTTAGATTATTGGGTAATGATGCATTTTTACCCTATGGATCGTCAGTTTTGGAATCTGCACGTAGAATTTGGCGTCAGTTGATCCTTATCGAAGATGCGATGCTAGTTTATCGAGTTATTCGAGCCCCCGAACGTCGTGTTTTTTACATAGACGTCGGAAATGTTCCCCCCGAGGATGTTCCGAATTATCTGGAGCAGGCTAAAACTAGTTTAAAAAGAAATCAAGTAGTCTCTAAGCAATCTGGTAACGTAGATTTAAGATATAACCCTATGTCCGTTGACGAAGACTATTTTATTCCAGTTAGAGGCGGAGATTCTGGTACTAAAATTGATACACTGGCAGGTGGCCAAAATACTTCAGCTATTGAAGACGTTGAATATATTCAAAAGAAGCTTTTTGCTTCTCTAAAAATTCCAAAGGCCTATTTAGGCTATGATGAAGAGGTTGGTTCAAAGGCCACCCTGGCACAGGAAGATATTAGGTTCTCGAGAACTATTATTAGAATACAGAAAACTGTTTTGGCTGAGCTAAACAAGCTAGCCATGATTCACCTTTATGCTCATGGATTTACTGACGAAGATTTATTAGATTTTGAGCTACAATTAAGTAATCCTTCCTCTATTGCTCAGCAACAGAAACTGGAATTGATTAATACAAAGTTCTCTATCGCAGGTTCAGCACCAGAGGGAATGGTTTCTAAGACTTGGATTAGAAAAAATGTTATGGGTTTCAGCAGAGATGAAATGGAACAAATAAATGTTGAAATGATGCAAGAAAAAATCAAAGATGCTGAAATTGAAGCAGCTGAAGCTCCTGGCGCTGGTGGCGGCGGAGGAGGTGGCGACGAAGGCGGCGGTGATGAAGGAGGCGGAGATGACCTCTTCGCAGCAGACTTCCCTAGCGATTCAAATCTTTTAGATGGCTCTCCGGTTAATAAATCAAGGCAGCAAAGTTTCCAAGAAGTTGACGAAGATTCGTTAGATGACGAACTAGATGAGGTAGATCTGGAAAAATTAGATTATGATGGTGTAAGGAAATCTAGCAAAGCTAAAAATGTTTTTGGTGGAAAATTACAAAAAAATCAAATTAACAGAGAAAAATCACATTTACCTGATTTTGCAAAGATGACGACTGTAGGAAGAAAAGCTAGGACACAAGATTCTATGAATCGTCCGTATGATGATGATTTTGTTCTAGGCAATCCTTTTAAGGAAGCAAAACTATCAGATTTCTTACTTCCTAATGAAAGCGAATACTTATCTATAGAAAGACCTCGGTTAGACGTTTCTATGCAGAAATCCTTAGAGGGTTTTCGTTCGAAGTTTGGTATTACTAAAATGTTAAATGAAGGCGATGTTGACGAAGAATTTGAATTAGACATAGAGGACAATGATAATGACTAAAAAATCCCACAATAAGAAAAGAAATGTCGGGATTATCTATGAACAGCTAGTGCTTAAGCTTTCAAAGGCACTTGTTGAAAACGATAAGAAGACATTTCAAGATACCAAAACAATTATTAAAAAGTTTTTCAAAAAAAATACTGAGCTTTACAAAGAGCACAGACTCTTAAATAGTTTAGTGGAAACACAGATCAGTGAAAGATCTGTTATTCCGACAATCCTTGAAGAAACTAAGAGAGCAACTTATAGAATCAACAAAAGAAAATTAGATTTAGAGAAGTCTAAACTGATCAGATCGATCAACGAAACTTTCGGAAAGTCTTTTTATTCTACCCGTGTTTCAAATTATCGTGATCTAGCTACTGTTGATATGTTACTCAGTGAATTTAAAAAGGGTTCGTCATGCGATCATAAAACCTTGTTAGAGTATTCTGATAAGGTGACAAATATTCTGCTCAGGGAAAAGTCAACGCTCCAAATGGCAGAAATGAAAGATCCAGAAATAAATTCATTAGTTGTTAAAATCATGAGAGAAAAATTCAATAAGTCTTATTCTAAGAACCTTTCTAATTCTCAGATGGATTTAGTAAGTGAATGGATTCTTAATGGAAGTTCAGATATTTTGCTATCAGAATTAAAAGGTACCAAGTCATTATGCGAAAATGCCATTAAAAATTATAGGCAGACCTGTGACAATAATTTTGTTTTAGAAAATTTATCAGAAGTTGAAAACTCTATTAGTTCAGTTATTTTTGAACAACCACTAACCGAAAGTCACATTGTCAAAGCAATGACAATGCATGAAATTATTGACGAACTATCTGGAGATGAAAATGAGCAAGCTTAAATTGTTAACCGAGTGGTCTGCTTGGGAAACAACCAACAAAGAAGAATTGAATGAGGCTATTGAGTCTGGCTCTACTAGTCTTATAATGAAAGGTATATTACAAAAATCCAACACTTTGAATCAGAACGGCAGAGTGTACCCTAATGAGATTTTAGAAAGAGAAGTTCGTAACTACCAAAAATTTATTAAAGAAAACCGTGCACTGGGAGAATTGGATCATCCAGATTCTTCTGTGGTCGAGCTTAAAAATGCTTCCCATATCGTACGAGAGGCTTACATGGATGGTGATATCTGCTACGGAACAGTAGAAATACTAGATACTCCGTCTGGAAAGATACTTAAAAGCCTGGTTTCGAGTGGTGTGACACTGGGAATCAGTTCTAGAGGAGTAGGCTCTACGAGACGAGAGGGCGATCACCAAGTAGTACAAGACGATTTTCAATTAATTTGTTGGGACTTCGTAAGCGAGCCATCAACCCCCGGTGCTTTCATGATGAAAGAAGGCCGCGATATTACTGAAGCCGAACTTCGAAAAGTGTTTAACAAGACGGATCGTCTAAATAGAATTTTCAACGACGTCTTACAATGGAGTGAAGAATAATGTCTTATTTTGACGTAGATAAAAGAAAAAATGGCGACTATGGAACTCTGTCTCACAACTCTGGCTCTCTGGGTGACATAGCACCTGGTGCCAATGATGTTCCTTCTTTCCAAATCTCTGGTGTTCCTTATGCAGTATATAACTCTTCATTTTCAAACACTAGCGTACAGTTTCCAACAGTAACCCAATGGATTGTTGTTACAAGCAAGTCTGGTGAAGTTAAGTATTCTTTTCGCGGAGGCGGCATTGCAGGTGGAGACTACGGAACTGTTGCCGCAGGAACTTCAACCCCAGTTATGCCTGTTAGGACTGCTGAAATGTGGATTACAGGTGACGGAAGCGTTACTGCAGGGTTGACCGGCATTCTTAGTAGTTCACTCAAGATTAACGTAGATCAATATAATTCGTAGGATTAAAAAATGGCTAAAGTTACACGTTCAGTTATAAAAGAAATTGTTATGGAATGTCTGGTAGAGATTCTTTCAGAAGGGCTAGTAGGTGCTTCCGAATCTATAAACGAATCGAAATCTAGACCAAAAAAGAGAAGGAAGAATAATGCAGTCAGTCCAGAAGCCTTTCAAAAAAGAAACAGGATGCTAAAAGAACGTACTGCGCCAAAGAAGCCAGATTTTAATGCGGCTGAGTTAACAGATGATCCTATTATGCAAGAAATATTTGCTGATACTGCTGCCACAACGTTTAAAGATCAACCATTAACGGAGTCAGCGAAAGGTAAGCCTGGCTACGTACCTGGTGATGCGGCTGCAAAAGTAGTATATGAATCTGATTTGGAAGATCTTTTTGATGGATCACAAAATTGGGCTGCTCTTGCTTTTAACGATGGTAAAAAATAATTAAATGCATACTTATTGGTATAAACTGGAGATAAAAAATGAGCAGAAGAATTTCTCATAGATCACTAAAAAGAATTATACAAGAAGAACTCGCTAAACTTAACGAAGAAGGTTTAAGCGGTGACCTTGAAGATGTTGAGAAGGTTGCTAAAGACGTCCCCGAAAAAGACGCGTCCGAGCAAGCTGATTCTCTCGAGCAGAATATCGATTTTATGAAGGCTCTTAAAATCCAAGAAAAAAAGTTGATTAAAAGTCTTAAAAAAATACGAGAAGTAAAGTCTACGTTACGTAATAAAATCTTAAAGGGTATTGATAAGGAGTAATAAGACATGGCAACACACAAACAATTAATGGTTGAAGTACCTGTAACTGAAAGAGGGTTAGGCCGAGCAGACTCTGCTTCGTTGTCTACTGCGTATCCCGCAAGTCCTATTCATGGTGGTGAAATCAATGATCAATCAATCAAGGAATTAGCGCAAACTCTTCTTTTGGACGGAGTTGTAAACGATTCAGGGCACACTTTCGGCGAATTTAACCGAGATTATGTTGATGCTCCGGTAATAGCAGACGTTGAATCTGGTGGCGGCGGTCTCCCCGGATCTCCACACGTTCCAAACCCAGTCTCGCCAGGCCCTGGAAGTCTTAATGCAACAGATATTCCTGCACCGCCTGATGGTTGGGGAACAGAAGCTGGAAATCAATTTGGCTCCGGTGTTGGTTCACAACTTGAACCGCAAGCTGCTTCAGCAGCTCAAAGCACGGGTGTTTTGAATGACTTCGCACTAGGTAAAGCACCCGGATCGGTATAATGACTACTCCCTTAGCGGGTAAACACGGATTCCCGAATAGCCATGGTGATTCTCGGGATGATTTAGGATATGGTAGGCTCACTCAAAAGTACTTTAAGAAAAGAGTACATGGTGATCCTACCTTTCCTTATGTTGAACCTCCGACTGATACCGATGATGTAGACGTTGACGAGGAAGACATCGATGCAGTAATTAGTAAACTGCAGCAGCCAAGAGACTATGATCCTTTGCCCTACTCAGATACCGAAGGGCAATCTTTTGTAGGCCCGAATGCTCACTTAGGCGAGGCCACAAACGCGCTGTCTCCAATCCCCGATCTCTATAAGAATAGATCTCGTCACGCTTCTGGTGGCACTTCACCAAAATATCCTCATGGACCAACAGATGGATTTAGTACACGCTCTCGCCCTACCGGTGACAGATATGGTTATTCT